GTCAACACCGGAATCTTGGTGTGCTCAGCGTCAGGCACAGCTGCGCCGGTGACGATGGAAAAGCGTGTGGTTTCAGCCGAATACAGAAAGCTCGTGAGCTGGTCGATATGCGGCTGAATCTTGTTGTAGATGGCTGGGGCCGAATCAAGCCCCGAGCCAAACATGAACCATGACCGAAGACCCAGATAGTCGGCTTTGCGAGAGTTCAGGGAAACTTCGCACTTCTCGATGAGGTCGAGATAGAACTGCTCGCGCTCTAGGTGATCGGTCGGGATTCTCATGACTTGTCAACCTGCAGGTTGTCTTGGTCGGGAATGTAACTTGCAGCGCGTGGCCCCGTCAAATTGCCTGCTTGCTTGGGATGGATGCCCACTTGCTCACCGGCAACCGACTTGAACTGGCCACCCAGCACCGAGTTCATGGAAATACTGCCGCCCCCGCCCCAGATCACGGAGTCGCCAGGACGCTGCTCACGCTGTTGCTGCTGAGCCATGATCTCGCCTGCTTCTTCAAACTGCTTGTCGGTCAGTTTGTTGTTGCGCTTGAGGTATCCGGTCTGGTGTTCGCCTTCGCGGGTGCTCTTGATGTCGGTCATCCCAAAATCTTGGGCCAGACCTTCCAGATTCTTGTCTGTTGCCTTGGTTTTGTCGCTCTTGAGGCTCACAGGTTGCAAAAACACCCGTGAAATCTCACCTTTACAGAGCTTCATGGGGCATTTTGCTTCCCAAGCCTCAAAGATTCCGTGTTCAGAACAGTAATAGTCGTGGAGAACGGCCATGCAATTACCCTCGCAGTGCTTCATCTAGGTCAGGTTGTTGATAGTCGTGGCGGTTGACCATGCCGACACGGACTTTGATGCCTTGCGGCGTCAGTTCCAGCTTGGTGGAGGGCATGAGAGGCGGCTTGGCCTCACGCCGGTAGTCCACAAAGCGGGTCTGGTCACGGTTTTGCATGATCCGTACCCGTCCCCGCAGCCATTCGTTGTAGCCTTTGCTCACTCTGATCTGCACCATCTCGCTCAGAGGCGCTTTCTTGTACAGAAACACGTCTTTGAAGGTCTGGGTGCCTATGCCGCACAGCTCGCAGAACAGTTTTATGCTGATTCCACGCTCTTTATCGGCGTGAAACCGCTCCATAAGCCTGAAAAGCTCACTTTTTGGCCATATTTTGGTCATTTTTGACCCCAAAAGTAGAGGTCTTTAGACCCCTCATTTACGCTGAATTCATGCTTCAAAAACAGCTTTTTGAGGTCAAAAGCAGCCTCAAAGTCCTCTTTTGTGAGGTTTTTGTAGTAATCGTTGGTGAATGGAGCATCGAAAGGGTTGCTTTTGGTCGTCCCGTGCTCTGCTCTACCCGTTGTAGCGCAGGAAAAGATGACAAGACCGTTGTCTTTGACCATCTCGACCATCTTGAGGAAGGTCTTTTGCCAGTTCTTGTCGTGCTCGAAGCACTCGCAGGAGATGGCCACATCAAACTTGTCGGCAAAAGGCAGCTCGTGCCCTGCACACACGACGTCTACGCCGGGGCCAGGGCCGAGATCACACCCGACGTACAGACTTGGCTCGTAGAAGAACTGCCGCACAGAGCCGTTGATGTCTAGCGACCCCACTTCCACCACCTTGGTGTGCCGGAAGTGCCAGGGGAAGGTACGGGTAAGGCTTGCGACAAAGCGCATTTGCTCAGGATGGCTCATAACACTCCAACACGTAGTCCTTGGTCTGCAGCCAGTCCAAAAACTCCATCTCTCGATAGTAATTGCTCACTTCTGAGAGTGGTGCCTTGATCTTGATGTAGTTGTATGAGGTGAGTTTGCGGGTAGGGGCGTGGTGTCCTACCAGCTTTGAGAAGTCGATGTCGTCGTGAAAGCCTGGGCCTGCGTATTCCATGCTGAAGTTCTTGGCCACCTCTATGGGTGCGAACTTGATGCCGTGCTTTTCTAGCTCTGGACGCAGCCAGGTGCACAGCTGCACGTCTTCGTTGCAGAACGGTTCTACGTCAAAGTGCTTCCACAGGATGCCGCTCTTGGAAGGCTGGCGCAGGAACTTGCGAGAGCGCAGAGAGAAGCCGCCATTCTGGACAACAAGTGCCTCTGGTTGGCCAATCCAAGTGAAGTGGGTGTAGTAGTTGTTTCCGACCATCGCTGCGTGGGCAGGCGCACCCACATAGTCGTACTGGTAGTAGTCCTCGGTGAAGTTCTCACCGTTGAGCACCCAGCCGTCGTCCTGCACGATGAGGCAGAACTCGGTCTTGATGTAGGTGTGCAGGCAGTACATCACGAAAAGGCTGTACTGCTTGTAGGTCATCTTGTGGCACTTCTTGTGCCGGATGTGCTTAGGAAGGTTGCGCGGCCTGCGAGGCGAGATCAGCAAGCCCTGAGCACCAGGAAGTTCTAGAAGAGAACGCTCCAGAGATGGAACCGCGCTCTCCCCGCTGTTGTGGCCGTAGATAGCCACGACTGTTAGTTTGTCATGCACTGCCGTACATCCCGATCTTCTTGAGGTAGTCGGCCACATTTCGCCCTATCTGGGCTTCCTGCACCGTCATGTTGTCTTGGGCTTGGGAGATGTTGCGGGTAATCTTGGCCGCTATCAGCCGAGGCTGCACCTGCTCTGCAAATGCAACAGCTGCCAGCGCAGAAGCAATCACCCGGTCATCCTTGGCCCTGCCTGGAGCGTGGATGGTGCCGTTTTCCCGCACGATACCCTTCATTTCCTCCAGGGTGTCCATGCTCTTGATCTCCATCATCCCGCGCTCGAAGTAATCCTTCATGTAATTGAGCATCCGCTCCTTACTGGCGTGGGTGGTGACGTAGCCTATTGAGTTGGAGATGCCACCCAGTGCGTCGTTACGCCTCCAGATGTAGTTGGTCATGCTGCCGAGCACGTCCAGCAAGCCACGCCCTGTAGCGTTGTTCATGCTCACAGCCATGCGCTTCAAGTTCCTGATCTCGTTGATGACAGCCTGACCAGGCCCGTTCACCTCCAAGTTCAGCGTGGAGTTCTTGTAGGCACCTGCGAGGTGGGCGATGACCCAGGCGAACTGGTAGGTATTGAGTTCAGAGGTGGCGAACTCGGCCACTTGCTCCATCCCGTCTGCGTAGCAACGGAAGACCTGGATGCAGAAACGGTCTGCCCAGTCAGAACTGCCGTAAGCCGGGTCTGCTCCGATGACGTAGTAGGCGTTGTCTACAGGCTCTTCCCAGACCTTCAGGACACCAAGCCGCTCTGTGCTCTTGAGCACCTCCGTGTCTTGGAAGAGAGAACCGAAGGCATAGCGATAGTTGTCAGGCACAAGCAGCTTGGAAGCCTTGGCTGCTTCTGTACACCGGGAGGTGGAGAAGAAGGAGGTGCCTGTCATCACGAAGGCGTAGTCCTCCGTGGGTGGGAACTCCTGGTACATGAGCGCCTCGTCCTTGATGCCCTCGTGCATCTTCCAGCGCCACCAGGCCATCTGCCGGGAGTTGATCTCAAAGTTGTACAGGCGCTTGATGTCCTTGTGCCACTCCTTCTCTTCAGGAGTCAGCTTGCCGTCCCAGTACACCTTGTAGATGTTGCTCTTGGCATCCACGCTGTAGAACTCGTTACGCCACCAGCCGCAGAAGATCGCACGCTGGGTCTTGGCCCTCTGAGCCGTCTTGTACATATCGTGGAACATATTGAACCCACGGGCTGTGGACTCAAACAAGTACAGCCGGTCAGGATTGTTCTCGGCTAGGGAAGCCAACAGAGAAGCCAGACCCTCCTCGTCACCCCAGGAGCTTGTCTCCGTGCCGTGAAGGTATGTTATGGCCTTGCCACGGCCCAGTGAGCCTTTAGCGCGTAGTCCCGCCACCTGATAGAACAACCGACTTCTGTTCTTGAGGGACAACTGGTTCCTGTTGTGCCCTATTGCCGGAATCTTGAACTCCTTGGGCAAGCCATCCATATACATGGACAGCGTGGTGCGGAACATATCCCGGTTCTCTTCCGTATCCGTCGTAAGCGTTCCCTGCAAACCCGGATGCGTGAAATGCCAATAAAGGTCTAGGGCTAGGGAAATGGTCGTAATCCCCAACTGCCGACCCTTCAAGATCACAAAGAAATGCACATCCTCAGCCAATCCTTTTGCAATCTCATCCATCACATACGTCTGAGTGCCCAGAAGATGATCCATCTTCCGCAAGCCCTGCTCCTTAGTCTCAATCTTGAGTTCAGAGCAAAAGCTGTAGAACTTGGCTAAATCAAATTTCATTAAGGCTTTTCCAATACCCAATCCGCTATTGCCAGCGCCACCCTCCTGTTACGGGCAACCCTCAACAACTCTTCCCACACGATGGGCGGGTAATCCCGTTTCCACCTATTCACCAACTTAATCTTCTGCGCCTTCCTAATGCACAGTAGCGCAGCCCTGGTTTCCCGCTGCAGCCGCACCCGAGATTCGTAAAGCTGCATCTGAATATCCCGATATGTATCCGTCCCGGGCTGCATCCTCAATCCTGTCCATCAACTGCCTGACCAGCATAGAGGCCATAAACAACCGAGCATCCATCACCTCCAGCTCAGCCCTCAACTCATCCTCTTCCATCCACAACCTGTCAGCGTTCATTCCCGCCTCCTATTCCACCCTCCATACCCTCAGCATCTCACCCTCACTCCTGGCCACAAACTTCTGACCCAACCGCTTCCCCGCCCTGTAATTCGCATTCAACACCTTGGCCCTGTGCTCCACAGGCACCACAAACGAGTCACCCACATCCATCTCCCCATACGGGTACGCAAACACCACACGAGGCTTGGGAAGATCAACACCCTTGCTGACCTCTATCGCAGTTATCGTCATCTCTAACCCTCTACAAGTAACCACATCATACGAACAAAAAAAGGGCTACGCAAGGTAGCCCCAATCGAAGGAGAGATGCCAACTGCTGTTGGCCCCATAAATGTACTTTTTTTTTGGGGAGGAGAAAGGTTGGGGTCACGCCAAACCCGACCCTCCGACCCAACTGCCTGGACTCTCTTTGTGTTGCGTGTGCTCAGCGCAGGGATGGTGACCAGTCCCAAGCCCATGCCGTGCCTACTCATGCACGTGCCCAGCTCCATGCGTGGTCATGACAGGGATGGTGGCCCTGGCCCCATAGTTTCACGCTATGCCCGAGCGGTAGGTGATAGTCCTTCCGCTCTGCGTCACTTTGGTGCGTCCCTTTCTGTACATAAAGTACACACACCTAATGAACCTATTGTATAGAGTCTTACGTATAGTGTACTAAAGCGCAGGGTCTTTACACAAGCACGTTGACTGTATCGCAGCACTACACAGATAATCATCACATCACAACATCGTGATGCAACTAGTGGAGCCTGTGGCCATGACACTTTACGCTGACGTTACCGCTCGCATCATTGCAGAGCTTGAGAAGGGTGCGACACCCTGGATCAAGCCTTGGAGTGCTGGTGGAGCTGGTGGAGCTGATTGCAACGCTTTCACGCTCAAGCCTTACCGCGGCATCAATCGTCTACTGCTCGCCATGTCGGGTGTGCGTTTCTCATCTAACCGCTGGGCTACGTTCAAGCAGTGGCAAGCAGCCGGTGCTGGGGTGCGTAAGGGCGAGAAGGGTACGCATATCACGTTCTACAAGCCGTTGACTGTGGAGGAGCTGCAGGATGGCCAGCGTGTAGAAAAGAGCGTTGCAGTGCTGAAGAGCTTTGTAGTGTTTAACGCTGATCAAGTAGACGGCATCCAGTTCGAGCCGGTGCAACCTAAGCCTGAGGGTGAGCGGCTTGCACACTGCGAGTCAACTATCCGCAACACTGGCGCGACCATCAAACATGGTGGTGATGTGGCGTGTTTTGTGCCTAGTGCTGACGTTATCAGGATGCCTGAGCTGGGAAGCTTTCAGGATTCAGCAAATTACTACGCCACAGCCTTTCATGAGCTGGTGCACTGGACTGGTTCTGACAAGCGTCTAGACCGTCAATTTGGCCAGCGTTTCGGTGATTCCAAGTACGCTTTCGAAGAGCTGGTCGCTGAGCTGGGTGCTGCAATGCTCTGTGCTGATCATCAAATCCAGGGCGACTTACGGCACGCTGGGTATATAGGTCACTGGCTGCAGTGCCTGCGTGATAACGATAAGGCTATCTTCAGGGCTGCAGCACTGGCAGAGAAGGCTGCGAGCTTCATCCAGTCCTATCAGGAGGAGGAGGAGCTGGCTGCAGCGTGATTTCAGCGGTGAAGGGCATACAGTGCCCTTACCAGTGCAATCCCGCACTATTTTGGAGTCCGTGACCATGAACCATGCCAAAACCGCCGAATACTTAGAAGTTCAAGCCTACGCACAGCAACAGCTGAAGGCTGGACACATCAAGGCTTATTGCACCGGCCACAGCCATGAAAGGGGCCGGTACATTGAGGTACAGACAGACCAGGGCTGGAATCCTGAACCCTGGTGGCAAGAGTTCTATCCTGAGCCGTGGAGCGGCTCTAACGACAGCCTTTGATTTCACTCTAAAAATTGGAGTCCGTGACCATGCAACAGCCTGATTTCCCCCTGTTTTCTAACGACAAGGCTGCACGCTCTTGGGGATGCTGTGCGTGCCATTCCACCAACATCACAGCTACTGTCGGGGACGAAAACTTCCCGCACGGACGTGGGCACTACCGCTATCAATGCCTGGACTGCAAGCTGTATACCTGGTTTGACCTGGAAGAAACGATTAAAACCGTCTAGGAGGCCCCTATGCCACGTTACCGCTACCGACCCCTTGACGAAGCTGTGGAAGAGCGCAGGAGGGCTTGTATGGGCTTCCTGGCGGCATTCCTGCTGGCCATGTCGATCTTTTTACCGTTTGCCCTGTTCTGGGCAGGAGTCTGGCAATGAAAGAAGATAAAACACCAGAAAGCATGAGGCTAGATGCTCTGTTCCACATCAGCTGCGTGATCCTGAATCATTCCGACAAGTGGGGGCCGGAGGATGAGAACATGGAGCACCTGGTGCACGCCATGTACCTGCTATCCCTAGCCTACTTGCGGGAAAGGAGGTTGGTGTGAAAGAGGACTGGCCTACCACGCGCAGGTTCCCGCGCACGCAGGAAGAAGCATTCAGGGATGCGGACTACGCCAGTCCCCTGCACCATCCCCCAAAACGGGTGGATGAGGGCTGGGTATGGGTGGCAATAGCCTTCGTGCTTGCATTCCTTTTCGCCCTGCTCTAAGATTCGCTCCGTTGGTGTCGAACCCAACGGATGAGGCCCCTAACTCATGCTTCTGCCCCAGCCACTACTGGGGGTTCGACCAGGAGCAGCAGTTAGGGGCTTTTTCGTTGGTGGAGCTGACCGGGGCTTTCATCCAGCCCTTGAGAATGTAGACGCGACAGACTCAGATAAACGTGGTGAATCCTCCTTGTGTCTCCTGGGTGAGCATCCCTCGGGGCAGTGAAAAGGGGAGCGGTCAAGGACGCTGTGCGTAGATAGCCGTTAACCTAGATAAACGAGAGCGTCCTTGTCCTGTGGACAAGTTATCCACAGGTGACTGTTCGGATGCCTGTGCTATGTCTGAAAAGAAATAAGCACAGGTAATGCAAGTCGATCGCGGCCTGGTCGCTTGGGGCTTGGCCGCTCGACCTTAACTGAAAGGCCCCAGAAGTGATTAAAACCCTAGATGAAAGACTAGATGAACTCAGAAAGCAGTACGAAAACACGCGAGAGCGAGAGTTCTACTTCCGTTTTTTGGAAGCACAGAGGCTACGAGAGGTCTTTGTGCATGAGCAGATCAGACGCGAACAAGGTACTCAACGCAGCACGCGAGGGTCAGAGGATTGACCCCATCACCATCACAGCAGCACTCTGGATCACTGGTGATGTGGACACTACCCAAGTTTGAATGGCCCCAGCAGAAGCAAAAGTGCTTGACCTGCACGCACTACCAGGCATTGCCCAAAGATGCGTCTACGGTAATGCTGTGCAAGATAGGCATACACAAGGGCTTTAGAGGGATAGGGACTTGCATAGACGAGAGGACTCGCGGCAAGTGTGGCAAAGACGCAAAACTGTGGGAGGCAAAAGATGCTTGACACTTAGCACCTAATCACATAACCTTGTAATTCCTAACCCACTAGATGAGAGGTTCTCATGAAGCTGTGCTCAGACTGCCGACACTTTCGGCCCTTCACCCACACGCAGGA